CTATTGGTAATATATTCTATTGCGGCAGTAGTTTGGATTGTATTATCATTAAATTTAATATTACCTGTGCCGGTTACCATTAATTGATTATTAACAGTTGTGGTTCCATCAATAACCAATGGTCCATTAACAAACAATGCTCCTGTTTGAAACGATGCTCCTACTGTATTTACGTTACCAATAACTGTTAAATTACCAACAATGGATGTATCTTTTGTAATTCCTAGATAGCCATTAACATCTAAATTGCCGGTATGCTCTACATTTCCAACAAATATAGTATCGCCTGTGTGCGACATAAATCCAATAACTGTTGTATTGCCAACTAACAAACTTGTGCCGTTTGCTGTAAATGATCCTTGTACAGATGAATTACCAGACACAATAACATTGCCAATTAATGCACTGGTACCAGACATGATAACATTGCCGTTTGCTATAAACGTGCCAATTGCTTGTGAAGTGCCAGACATGACAACATTGCCGATTAATGCACTTGTTCCATTTGCTGTAAATGATCCTTGTACTATGCCTGTACCAATTGTTTCTGTAGTGCCAGACATGACAACATTGCCGATTAATGCACTTGTTCCATTAGCAGTAAATACGCCATTAACCTGTGATGTACCCAATGTTAAAGTAGTGCCAGACATAATAACATTGCCGATTAATGCACTTGTTCCATTTGCTGTGAAATTACCAATTGATTGAGTAGTACCTACTGTTACCAATGTTCCATCAATCAAAACATTTGATGTAGAATGTGTAGGTGATGCTAATAGTACACCACCATAAAATTCGGCCTTATCATAAAAAATACTATTACCATGCATGTGAATATTACCAATAAGGTTAATATCACCACCAGTATCTGCTTTTATAGTAATCGGTTCTAGAGGACCCAATGTTTCAATTGTTGTGCCAGTAATAACAAGATTACCAATATTTGCACTAGTAACCGACGTAGTGATTGCACGGCCACCTGGAGTAGTCCCATCACCTATACGTAATGAATTAGATATGCTATCGTACCATATCCGACCTTCTTCTCCTAAGCGAGAATTTCCGTCAGCAATGTTACGTCTACTTGTAAAAAGATCTTGGGTAAAACTCACAGGTAACTCCTTAATCGTCTAATGGTTCATCAGCACTTATAAATTGTATTGCAGTTGGATTCATTCCTGCGTTTCTTTTAATAATTTCCAATTCGTCAGTTTCTTCTTCGTCATCGTCATAAACGTTATCAAGACCAACTGATTTCTTAAGTAATTCCATTTTTTGTTGAAGTGGAGAAATCATAGTTGTAACTTCGGTATCGTCGGTATTATCAACTTCAACAGGAGTAAATACTGGTTTTTGAGATACTGCATCATCGCTATGTTGATCAATTAGATCTGCAAATTTTCTTAATAATTCACTGGCATTCATTTTTTATTCCTATTGTTTATTATGACCAAGGATGGCCAACTGTTGGGCTGGCAGTGCCTGATATATTTGATGTTAAATTTCCATTGACATACGCACTATGATTACTTGAGATTGTATGCAATGTACGATAACCGGGTATACTAACATTTGCACGTTTAGTAGTGGCTAATGCTAGTTTATCAGTTCTACGTAATAACTTAGTTGCATCAGGTGTTCCTGCTACCTCTGTTGATATTCCATTTAATGCCATAGTTGTTCTCTTTATGTATATTAACTTATTTAGTTGATTTTATTCTCTTAACAGTATATAATACCAATATGGATATTAAACTTACCAAAAAAAGAAGCTATTATGTCATGAATATCCGATGGGGACACCATTACGGATGGGATAAAAAATATAGCAGTGCTAAGACATGGGATGAAGATATTGAATCGTGTGAAGCTGAACTACGTGATTATCCAGGTGTTAAACGTATGAGTTATGATGAATGGTACTGGGAAGATGAGAAGGAAGCTCAACAATTTATAACCTATTTCACATTAAAATACTCCAGTGGAAGATAAAATTTTTACATATCAGTATCTTGAAAATATTCATTATATTATACTAAAATTAAACTATGTTTTGAATAACGAAAACCAAATAAGATCATGGTTAGAAGAAAATACCCCAACTGCATACTTTACTAGTGTAGTTATTGAATTTAAAGCAGAAGAAGATGCGGCATTATTTTTGTTGAGGTGGTCATGAAACGTATACGATTTTGTGTATTATCCTTTCCGTTGTTTCACAAGTGGGTAACTACCACTAGTAGTCTGACATGGGATGAAGATTTTATAGATGCTGGGTTTAAATCAGCTGTGAGAGAAGGCTATTGCCTATATTCACTAAGTGAGGAAGAATATACAATATTTGTATTGAAGTGGAGTTGATTATGTGTAAAAAGAAAATCTGGTATCCCTATGATGTGAATATAGTTGGTAAACTTTGGTGGGTATATATGCCTGGGGTTATAATTAATGTCAGATGGCCGGGCTATGGGTCGCTGGTGTTTGACGAATCATCCGATCCTAACGAGCAATATCGTCCTTGGCTTGAACGACATGTAGGGCGGCAAGGCTGGGATTGGGATTGGGGTATAGGTTCAGAAGACCGATTAATTATAAAGATTAGACAAAAATACGCCAAGTATGCTACTATAGCGGCATTGAGGTGGTTATGAAACGTATAGAACTAACTGATTATCCAGAACTTTATAATATTGGATTACAGCGTAAACATGGTAATATCGTCCAATCCGCAGAATGGTATTTACGAAGTATTGGATATAAGTCTATAACTTGGATTCCAGTAACTTATTATTATGAGTTAAGCGATGAAGAATATACTTGTTTTTTATTGAGATGGGCATGAATAATTTTTTATACAATTATAATTATAAAGCTAATGCATTACTTGGTGATGAATTAGAAGAACGTAAAGAATGGTGTGCTTTACAATTTGGAGAACGTTATATTAACTGGGATTGTAAATGGGAACCTGAAATGGGTTCAAATTATTCATCCAAGAAAGAAAATTTTTCACGTATCATTGATACCTTTTATTTTAAATCAGAAGAAGATTTATTATTGTTTGTATTGAGGTGGGCATGAGAGTAATTAAAACAACCTATCCGGGGTGGATCAATCATCCTGTGTATGAATGTAAAAATTTAGATGATTATGATGAAGTTCGAGCTTGGATGTATCAAAACAATTGTGATCCTTTCTTGTTGAGTTCTGGTTCTTGTGGATATGTATTTCAAATTAGAAATAACTATAAATGGTTTCTGATGAGGTGGGCATAATGTATGAAAGATTCAAACATCGATTTGATATACAGTATACTAAAGACAATAAGAAGAACATAAAAAAATGGTGCAAGGAACAATTTGGTAGAGACGGATATAACCTCGATTGGGATTGGGATATCTGTTTAGATGAAGGCGGCCACTATACGTTTTATTTTGTTAATGAAAAAGATTTGAATTGGTTTATGTTAAGGTGGAGCCAATGAAAGATATTAAATATAAAGAACAAGACTGGATTAAATTATGGGAAACTATAGTTGCAGAACACGGCCGTTCAATAAACATATCGTGGGTTTGTAAGGAAAAATTAGGATTTACTGTCAGACACCATTCATTGGACTGGGACGATAACCAATCCTGGTCGGACCGTCAAGAAGTACATTTAGATTTTTATAATGAGATGATGCAAACATTGTTTATATTACGCTATGTTAGCTAAACATAAATATTGTTATGAATATACTTACAAAATTAACTAATTTATTTGTAGAAAATAAAACCTATAGCATAACACCAATCAAATCAACTACAACAGATATACAAATAACACACAGAACTGGTGTTGTTATCAGAATTGAATATGACGGTTCAGTTATAGTATCATCACCAAATAATCTTACATTACATGCATCTGGCAATTTAGAACTTAAATCAGATAGCCATATAGGATTAGTTGCTCCAAGAATAGATTTAAATTAAGGACTATTAATGCCAGCAGTTACAAGAATAGGAGATGCAGACATTCCACATTGTTCTCCGATGTCCAGAGCACAAGGATCACCTGACGTTTTTTGTAATGGAATTAAAGTAAGTAGACAAGGTGATTTAAATACTACTCATTTAAAGCCAGGTTCGCCATGCACTGCTCATGCCGCGGCTATAGCAACTGGAAGTTCAACAGTATTTGCTAATGGAAAAGGCGTAGGACGGGTTGGCGATTCTGTATCTGGTTGTACCGCAGTTGCACAAGGCTCCGGCGATACATTTGCAGGCTAACCAAATTTAAGTGGAATAATTCCGTTTTGCACCATAATTTGATTATTCTTACCTTCAGCTAAACAAGATATAACTGCATCGCCGGATGAATTAGCTATATTAGCAATATCTGTTATTACCGCCGATGCAATAGCATCCGTTCCATATTGTTGTAAACTTTGAGCAAAACCTGCAATAACTGATAATTTCATCAGAGGTGGTTCAGCAAAATCAACCACCCCAGCTTTAGTAAACAAATCAGTAACATAATTTATTTGTACATTTAATTGACTAACCATACTTGCTGTTGGTGGGCTATCAGTTGTAAATGTAGCTATAAAAGTATTAGCAGTTATTGTTGACATAAAATCAGTAATACTTGGCATACCACTATATCCAGTACCAGTTCCTGTTAAATTAACCATACTAGCTTGTGTAGAATTTGCCAAGGTTGACAAAGTTGATGACGCAATAGCTAAGTTTGGAACTGATGGTATACTTAAACTATTTAATAAGGTAACAGCATCTTCTATAGTTGAGAATGTTGTACCTAAATCAGTCAATTTATTAGATAAATTTAAAAACCCACCGGTTAGTTGTGCATAATTTGTTGAGTAATATTGAATATTTAATAAATCTTTTAGACTTATGATGGTCTTAGTTAATCCATACTGACTTATTACACTATTTAATATTGTAGGATCTGTAATTTTTGCAAGTGCATTATTAATTTGAGGAGCAAACGATGGATCGTTTATTTGTGTGGTATCTACACCAGCATGACCTAATTCAGCAGTTAACCCGCTAAAGTTTGCCATCTTATTTGTTATCATACTAGTAACTAATCCACCAGATGTACCAAATGTTGACATACTACCAACATCAAATACCTTACCTGCATTTTGTAGTATTTCTATAGCTACCGGAATACTACCCAATGATTGAGTTAGTCCTTGATCTGCTAAACTTGAAATATCAGTAATGCCAGATCCTAAATCACTATAACTAACGTTAGCCATAAAATCAGTAGAAGATTTCATCTCATTTGCTGTAGATATATGACCCAATGCCATGCCAAAGTACCCACAAATGCCAGTCTTAATATTATTGTTTAAGGAATCTAATGCCGCAATATTACTACTCAGATTAGAAGAAAGTGTTGGATTACTATTGCCCCAAGCCCAAGCTACTGGGTCATGAGTTGTTGACCCAGTTGTCCAATAAGTCATTGCATTAATAGCGCCTGTTATTGTTGGGGATACTCTAAGTGCAGTACCAGCCTTAATTCCATTAATAACTACTAATGTAGATGGAGTCATAATATAATCCTTTTAGATAGCCATTTAAATAATAATACTGCCGGCACTAACTGGTTGAATGCCAGTTGTTGTTTGAATATAGTGATTTTCCATTTCTTTAATTGTTGCTGAATGCATCATAACATGAGTTTTAGCCACAATAATTTCTTTGCTTAAATCACTTGTAAATAAACTTTGTACTAACCCAATGCCTTGGGCACTTGGAATAACAGTAGTTGGTTTTATAACTACAAAACTATCGGCACGGTCTTCTACCATTTTAGCGACCATTTCGTCACCATTTACTAATTTAAAACTTACAATATCATCTTTTTTGTATTGATTAGTTACTAACATTTAATTTCTCTTTTAATTGATCATCGGTTAATTTAGACAAGCCAGTAAAGCCATTTTCTACAAATAGTTTACCATCTAAATAAAGTTGAGGTACAGAACGATGTCCTTGTTCCATTAACCATTCATGAGCAACTTTATCTTGGTCTACTTTTATTTCATTGAATTGAATTTCTTTTAATTTTAAAAGTCCTTTTGCGTTATCGCATTGCGGACAATTTGCTTTCGAATATACTATTAACATTGCTTCCTTTTATTCATTAAATGATCAAATAACGGATAACCTGCATTACGTTTAATTTCCATAATAGCAAATAATCCTAATATTCCTCTCTGTTTACAATGTGATTCTGATAATACAAAAACATATTTACGTTTATCAGCCCACTGATATAATTTGTTAAATCTTGTTCATTTAGATTACTCTCTGTTCAATCGTTGAAACTATTTTGTTTTCAAATATATATCTATCATTATATGCTTCCCAAATCGGATCGCCGGGTTTTCCAATAGCTTCGGCTTCTTCATCTCGCCATACATAACTACTTGCGAGATGTATTCCATCTGCAATATTTACTTTGATTATCAAACTACCATCGTCGATTTTATCTTGACGATATTTATGCTGCCGTTTTTCAGCAGCATAAAATTCTGTTTGTTCGTTGGCCGGCAATGTCTTCACCCATTCATCTAATACTATAACTGGACGACCATCTGATGTTGTATGTAGAAATATATGTTCAACTGGCATTATTATAACTCCGGAAGTTCATTGTAATTAATTGAATCTGACATTACACCAATTACGTAATTAGTTGATTCACTTTCTTGTAGTGCAGTTTGCTTTGTACTAGTATCACTATGTTTATTAAACCAAGGAATTGGTGTATTTTTTGGTGATGGCATCATATATCGTATACCAATATCTTTGAGAGCATTCATGGCAGTATAATCCATAAAATCCTTCAAAATATTAGCATTTAATCCAATAACTGGCCCCATTTTGAACAGATAATCAGCCCATTCTTTTTCTTCGCGAATAACATCAGTGTATAATTCATAGACTTCGTCTTGACATTCTAATTTAACTTCAGCAAACCGATTATCTTCTTTAACTACTTGATTAATAAGGAAAGCTGTCCATGCTTTATGTAATAATTCGTCTTGTAATATCAAACCAATTATATTGCCGTTACCAATAAAGATTCTATTTTCTACCATTGCTAAACTTGTAGCGAATGATACCATAAAACGAAATGCTTCTAATGCATAACTAGCATGTAGGGCCATCCAAATTGCTTTGATATGGTCTTTTTCGTCTACTGACATACCAAGTTCTTTACGACAATTGATCTTATGTAGCTGATCGTAATACTTACCAACACTACTAGCCATATCGATAATTTCTTGAGTATCATGTATAGTATTAAATACGTCTTTTGGTACCGAATATATATTACGAATAATGTGACTATAACTTCTACTGTGAATATTAGATTCAAAAAAGTTCCAGTTATACATTAACAGTTCTAATTCAGGTAAACTAACAACAGGTGAGAATATCTGACTTGGGCCACGTCCTTGTAAACTATCTAATGCTGTTTGTCTCAATAAGTTACTTGTAAATATATGTTTTACTGCATCTGTTGCATCTTTAAAATCCTTTGAATCTTTAGTTAAACTAATTTCTTCAGGAATCCAAAAGAATCCTCTTGCCGTTGCTTCAAAATTTTGTATTTTATTATATTTTACTTCTTCAAATCGTTGAACAGTAACCGGTCCTGCTGGATCAAGAAACATTTTGCGATTTAAGTAATCTGTTGGGTGTGATAAATCGTATTGTTCTAAGCTCATAGTTTCTCTTCTTTAATTTTTATAATTTACAGGCGATACAATCTTCTTCTTCATAGTCAATTGCTTCGAGCATAGCCGGAGCTGTTTCTGCATCTGCTTTTGATCCTTTTTTATTAATAAGACTATAATAAAATGTTTTAATTCCCCATTTATGTGCTTGCATTAAGTTTTTAGCAATTAATGTAATTGGAACTTTTCTATCTTCATAATTTGCCGGATTATAAAATGTATTTGTGCTAATAGATTGATCAGTAAATGCCGCCAATACCGCTGCAGTTTTTAAATAACCTACGCAATCAGTCTGTTCCCACATTAATTGATACTTATTTTTAAGTTTATGATATTCGGGCACAACTTGAGTAAAACTACCTGCTTTACTTTCCTTTGTACTAATTAAACTTAGTGGCATCTCAATACCATTAGTTGAATTAATAACAACACTACTTGATTCAACTGGTGCTATTGCACTATTAGTAGCATTACGAACACCATATTGAAGCATATCAGCTCGCAATGGTTCCCAATCTAATTCAGGTGTAAAATCAGTTAATTCATTTACACCATCTGCTCTTAATTCCCACGGAAAGATACCTTGCCCGTAACGTGTTTTATCACTGTGTAAACACGGACCACGATATTTTGCAAGTTCGACACTCATTTCTGTTAGATAAAAAGTTTGATGTTCCATCCAACTCTTTACTTCAGCAAGTGAATCCTTTTCACCATACAATAACCCACGTTTTGCATGCCAGTATGCTAAATTAGTAACGCCAATACCCAATGGGCGAATTTCGTCATTACTTAATTTACTCTGAATTGATAAGAAATCTTGATAATCTAAAATATTGTTTAAACTGCGATGTAATAAACGACATGCTCTACGCATATCTTCAGGATTTCTAAATGCACCCCAATTTACACTCCCGAGTGTGCATAAAGCTATTCGGCCCTTGGCATCATCTAATCTCTTAAATGATTTAGTAGGTAATAAAATTTCTACACAAAGATTTGATTGATAAATTGTATGAAATTTAGGATCAAATGGTCCTTGTTTCATAACATTGTCGATATTTACTAAGTAAATTCTACCAGTGTCTGTTCGTTCTTTAAGAAGGCCACCTTTAATTACATCTTCGGCGTTCATTACTTTTTTACGAAGATCCTTGCGTTTTTCATACTTTACATACAATTCTTCAAACAGTGCAGTATCTTGATAAAACGCTTCGTATAATTCAGGAACTTCATTTGGATCAAAGAATGTAATGTTCTCTTTATTTTTAAATCGGCGCCAAAAGAATGCACTCAATACAACGCCATAATCCATAAAGCGAACACGAGTTTCATCTGTGCCTTGATTATTCTTTAATACAATTAAATCTTCAAATTGATGATGCCAAATTGGATAAAATACTGTGGCACTTGCATTTCTAATACCACCTTGGCTACATGATTTTAAATCGCCAAACCATTTCTTTAAGAATGGTATCATGCCAGTATGCATGATTTCACCACCTCGAATTGGACTACCCAGAGATCGTAATCTTCCAATTTCTAAACCTATGCCAGCACGTTTGCTAGCATATTTTGCCATCATTTCTCCTGATGCAAAAATAGAATCGAGGTCATCATCACTGCGAATGAGTACGCAACTGCTAAACTGCTTAGTTGGAGTACCAAGACCAGCAAGCACAGGAGTAGCGAGAGTAAATAACCCATCGGACGCAGCATTATAATATTCCTTAATGTATTTCATTCTAGCCGAGGTTGGTTCTTCTCTATGGAAGATTGTTGCGGCGGCAATTATATAACGTATTTGCGGAGTTTCGTAAATTTGATTGGTTGCACGATTCCTAACTAGATATTTTTCAATAATTTGTTCAATTGCTGAATACGAATATGCCTCATCTTTTTCGTGATCGACAAACTCATTTAGTTTATTCCATTCTTCTTCAGTATACCATTCCAGAAGTTCCGGTGTATATAAGCCAGTTGCTACATTTGTTTTAACAATTTCATATAAATGCGGGGGAGTATATTCACCATATACATCTTTTCGTAACATTGATAATCGTTGTTTACCTGCTACATATTGATAATTAGTGTGCCCTACCTCAGGATTAGCTTCGACATCTATTAAATTAACAATTGCACGTAAAGTAATTTCATCAATTTCTCTAGTACTTGTGCCGTCATAAAAATGTGGCTGAGCAGTAATTTCAATCATTGATTGGCTGACATCTGCAATACCACTACAAACCTTAGCTATTTGGTTTTGCCATTTTGTTAAGTCTAGTGGGGTAGGTGTGCCCTTGCGTTTTATAACTTGAATTGAATTCACTTATTAACCTCGATTGAATACGTACTTAAATGCTGATACAGTTCCTTCAACTGTTTGTTCTGTGTCTGTGTTGTATTTACAATTTATGGACCAGACACAGATTATTATATATTATAACATACTTTATAGGAAACGTCTTACATTATATTTAAAAGTTACATTTCCGCCTGTTATACTAGTATTTGCGGCCAAAACTATAGTGTTTCCATAAGCAACAAAAGTTAGATCAATACCAGTTGGAGAATTGATTCCATACGAAAACTGTGTGCCAGCTGGATATTCAGTAAACGAATCTTCATAATCAAATTGATTTAATGCTGTATTATTAATAGAAATAGTCATGGTACCAGTTTTAACATTTCCACCTCGTGTAACATTATAATCAATTATTGAATTAGTACTAGTTACTGATGATATTAATAAACTGGTATTTGCTAATATAACATTTGCTGCAATTATATCAGTTGCACCCGGGTGTAAGTGCAAGCTACCTGCAGCACTAATTGATGAAATATTAGCAGCAAATGTACCGGTTGTTTGTATACGTGGGAAAACTACGGTTTGATCATTTGTACGATCAAATGTATCACCAAAACTATAATTATTTGGATTTGCATAATTAATAACAGGTGCCAATGGATTAACAGCTAATCCATTACCAACACTTAGATAATAATTAAATGCACTAGTAATACTAGAATATGCATCTGTTACTATACCACTATTTGCAATATTATCAAATCTCGAACTAGTTACTCTAATTCCACGAGGTGCATTAGTTAAAGTTCCAGTAAGTTTTATTCCATTATATAGAAAATTAAAGGCACTATCTGATGCAGTAACACTAGAAATATTACCATTTACAAGTATACCATATGTTTGACCTTGCATCCAACATCTATTAAAATTAATAAATTCAGTTGTACCGTATATACTTAATATTCGTACTAATGCTTTTGATGTTCCAACTGTAGATGGAGTTGTTTGATTTCCTTGAAATTTAACATTAATAAAATCACCAGTTACTAATCCGTCCATATAAACAACATCATTATCTGTTGTATTAGATAATGTCATTCTACTTATTACTACATTAGTAGGAGAACTTGTAAGACTAGGACTGACGGTTCCATTACTATCAGCAAAAGTAAGCACGGATCTAGCTGATGCACTAGTTTGTTGTATAATTGTGGAATCTATTCCGTCACCAACTAAATGGGCATACGGAGGAATAGCCAATTCTGAACTAATTAAGTATGTTCCAGCAGGAAAATATAACGTTCGGCGAACACGAACATTGGTACTTTCTGATACTGGATAAACTTCTGCTAATGCCCAGGCAATTGCGGCAGTATCATCTGCTGATCCATTACCAACTGCACCAAAATTACGAACGCTGATTTGTCCTTCGTCTAATAAGTTTTGAAAAGAACGGTAGGTCGGTATTAATGGATTACTACTAGTACTACTAACATATCCAGATTCGGTACCTCTAAAGTAATATGACTGAATAATAGACATAAGGTCTGTGTATTCAGTTAATAGTTCAGTATTACCACTACTAGGTGCACCTTCGCCTAATGTTCCATTACCAATAAATAATCTACGTTCATCTATAGACCATCCTAATTCAGCACTTGCTAGCTGTGGTAAGTTTTCCTGAAGTCCTCTGCGAACTTGAATTTTTGAGATTTGTATTACTGCCACTATATTTCCTCAACCTTTGCGTATATTTTATATTTAGCTGAGTTTATAATATGTCTCTACTCTTTTTAGCCATTTTTCAGTCCACATATCCCAATTATCACCTTCGACTGTCCATGTCTGGAATTCAAATGCTTGACTACACATTAAAATTACACCTTGTCTGATATTAGTATCATATACTTCATTATGTGCTAATCCATACGCACATAATTGAAGGAAATATCCTTCAATCCATTCGGTTTTTTTGGGTCTATTAGTCTGTTTATAATCTATAATAGCTGGATTGTCTTTATATACACCACAAGCGTCTGTAGTACCTGCATATAATCCACTTACATATAAAGGAACTTCAATCCCCCATATTTCGTTAGCATGAACTAATCCTTGGTCTACAATTTGATTTGCCATTTTATGACTTTGTATGCTATATGGATTTGTGCCAGGCTCACCCATATTTCGATTATTTTTAACATAATCTTCTAACCATTTATGCATACGGGTACCGCGATTTGCAGCTTCGGTTGTGATTTCTTGAGCGTTAACTGCACCAACTCGCTTTCGCCAGTTATTTAATGAATCTTTATCAGCTTGTGGTTTTGTCTTATCTAGTATTGTTGTAACTGACGGAACTTTACTGCCATCTGGTAAACAATAAACTCGTTTACCATCATCACTTTTGCGAGAAAGTGGAGTATAATTATATTTTTCTATTAGCATACAAATTAATTTTATTTTGATATTTGTATATTATATACTACTTTTACCTATATGTCAACTAATTTTTAAACTCCATTACTTAAGATTAATGTCGATAAATATATACATGAATATACTTATTTCTGGATGTAGCTTTTCACAATGGCCCGAATATCCAGGTGGTCCAAATATGTGTTGGCCTAGATATTTACAAGAACTCAATCCTAGTTATAAAATCAAATCTCTTGCCGAAGCTGGTGCTGGTAATCAATATATTGCTACTAGTATAATACAAGAAATATTAGATAATCCAAATTATTACACTGATGTAATAGTTATGTGGTCAGGAGTATCAAGATTGGATTTTTTAACAGATATAACTGATCCAAATTGGAATGAATTATTTGATAGTTATGGCTTTTATCGTAGAATGCCTAATCAAAAATTGGGCTATATTTTTAGTGGCGGGCAAGCAGGAACCTGGTACAAACATCCAGTTGCTCATAAAATATTTTATGAGCAATATAAAGTCAGTAGCGAATTAAGTTTAGCCACGATTAATCTATTAGAAATAGTTAAATTACAGAATTTTCTATTAAATAGAAACATTTCATTTAAGTTTATGAGTTATGTTAATTATTGGACTGACCAAAAAGATATTAGTCCAAACGGTGATTTTGGAATCATAGCACTTCCTGAATTAACATCATTGATTAATGAAATTGATTTTAATCATTGGTTGTTTACTAATAGCAAAAAAGATGGTATATATGAATTAGCCAAATCAATGGATAATTTTATAGAAGACGGATTTCATCCTGGAACTGACACTCATGTTAAATGGGCGGAATTGATTACTGCTTCAATTTGATAAGCTGATTGCGCCGTCCAATTCCGGGTCATTAACAAATTATAATTATGCTCAACTATATCTTTAATTTGTAGATATATGTCAGCTTGATTTTGGTTACATAAGTATTCTACTTGTTCAAATGCCTTTGTGTATCTGACTTCATCATTGATGATTTGATCATAACTCTCATCGATTATACCATCAAACGTTTTAAATCCTAATTCTCGCAAATTTCGTAGGAAATTATATCCAGAAAATACTATAAATAATCTTCTTGAAATCATTGGTTTAGCTATTTTTTCAGTAAAAAAACTTAATGTGTTGTCATGATCAGTTTCTGCTATGATACTATATGCTGTTTCATTCATAACTGCAATTGGAATTATTTGACTTAAATGTGCTAGTTCACCATGATATTCTACCATATCAGCTGTACCAATAACATTAGTTAGTTGAATCGTATCAGGTTCCCAAAGAAAATAATCCTTTGCATAGAATTCAGTCTCTAACCAATCTCCACCATACGTTACTATTATTTTATTTTCTAATTTACGTTGTGTAATTGCATTATAGATAAAATCCCTATGAGGTTTTGGGCTGCCCAATAATGCATCAAAATATTTTAATTTAACATCAAATGGTGATATTTCTTTTACTTTTTTTGGAAGATTCTTATATATTCTGGCAGTTGTACTAAACCAATCTCCCCAACATATAATATTATCATTGATATCATCTCTACCATTTACCATGCCCGGAAGTAGCCAATATACATTACTATGATGACATTCATCCCATATTTTCCATTGGAAATTATGTAATTCACTGTCAAAAGTAAATACTAGTTGACTTGCTAAACTTAAATAATTAATCTTATCGTTAAACTTATAATCAATATCATACTGAGACTCAAGTTGATGAGAAGTAAATGCAATTTTAATATCACAAATTGAATTTAGATATTCTTCTAAATTATGACAAATTGTAGTCTGTTGTTTAAAATCTATTAATGGAAGCCATTCTAAATCAATAATTTGGCTATCGGTGTAGAGTAATATCATAATTTATCAACCTGTATATCAACTAATTTTTAAAAACTTACCTATATTATCTTTGTTAATCGTATCAAAGTAGGGAATTTTATTTGCATCAAGATTACCATATGCCATATTCAAGGTAGTTGATGCAGGACAAAACTGACATTGATCAATTAATGTCTCTCTAGTTTTTACAAATTCATCAAGTTGCTCTTCGGTGCAATTAGCACTCAATGGTATATATTTAGATAATAGTGTTGATTCATCTTCGGACATCCCGATATTAAATTGTGTATTAAGCTCAGGAAGTAGTGCCATTGGTGGGCATTTATACAACTTTCCTCGAAATAAAGTATGATCATATTTCATTCCACAATGATTAAATGCTGACTGTTTATCATTATTATGTACAACAAAATGTTTATCTTTTTTAAGTATAGATGCCTGTGAAAATACAAATCCAGGAAGAAATTGATCAATTCCAAAATTAGTTGTCCAGTTTTCCATTATAGTCGATGCTGTTGAGATATCATGCAGACTAATTTTAAAACCAGCTTGATACTTAGCCCAGAACGTAATAAAATGTGGCCTGGTATAAGTTCCGTTTGTTTGGATTGACAATTCAGTGTTGGGCCACAATTGACGAATATTCATCACCCATGTTTCTAAGTCAGGATGCAGTGTTGGCTCACCACCAATTAAGGTGATAGTTTTAGCATCTATTTTTTTGCTCCATTGCTCCATCTCGCCTGCATAATCATCCCATTTTAGATGACCTTTAAAATTATAATTATTAAATCTATTACATTCTTTGCAGGCGAGATTACATACATTGGTGATGTAGATCTCTAAGACTGGTGCAAAAACAATCATATTATTGTGCTACCGGAGCACCGCGAGTTTTTGCAGCACGTTTAGCCATATCATCTACAGTATCAACGGGTTCTTGACTTGTAGTTTGATCCACATTTGTAGTTAGAACATCTTCATCTTCTATATCACCGCCAAATGGTTGTAACTCAACATAATCACGATTAAAACTTTTAATTAGATTTTTAACTGCTGGATTATTATCATTTGCATTAACTAATGCATCATAATTAAATGATCTATCAGTATTCAATATAAGATTAATCAATGATTGTGTTTTAATTTTTGCTGGAACATCTTGATCTTTATATCTGTTTCTTAACAATTCTAAAGCAGTTAATAAATTAGAATCTGACAGTTCAACGCCTTCGCCCAATCTACTTCTGTTAGCAGCACGACTTGCCATATTACTTACTGCGGCTGTAGATTTTTCTTTCTCTTTAGCAGGATTCTCATTTTTAACAGTTAAAATATCTGCTGAAAACTTAACCTTATTTGGATTAATGCTATCAATATAATGTTGAACTGCTTGTGAACTATTATTGATTTCAACTAAATCTTTAAGTAAGAACGGTTGACTTGTTGCAGCAACAACCATATTAGTAAGTACCATTGGATCAACATCGGTATGGCCTTGACTAATTAATTCTTGTACCGCACTAAGTACCGCATCTTAAACTGAATCATCGGTACCGATT